ACATGGCTAGTGGCGGTAGTACCACGCCATCCTCTACCAGTTGGATTTGCAGATGTTCCTAAAACTTGAACTGTTCCTGATGCTGTAATAGATTTCTTTACATATATTAATTCATCATCAATTTCAATAATACCCTTACTTAAAGCAGAAGCATCATCTACTGTTATTGATATATCACCAGCAGCAACAGTATTAGTTGCAATAGTTACTGACTCTTGGTTCTTAACATAACCACTAACTTCACCAAGCGTTTGCTCTGTTAACTGATTTAACGTAGCCATTATGCTTGAACCGCCTTTCCTAAAGTATCGGATGCCATAACAGCAGCCTTAATATCATGCATCTTTGTAGATCTAGGTTGGATACCCTGTTTTCTTGCGCTTCTATATGCGTTTAATTCTGCATTGGCTTGCTTAGATACGGCATTAGCCAAAGGATCTGTAATACTAAAATTTGCTGCTCTTGCACATTCACCCCAGTTAGCATGGTCTTGGGTCTTACAACCAGATCTACAGTTACTCATCCCAGATGTACTCTCCATAACCCGCTGCTGTTAACTCAGCAGCTTCTGCATCGGTTATGACATTGTCATAACCACCACGTAATACTCTTTGATATGTAGATAAATCGCTATCTTTAGGAACAATAACTGTTGACCATGTTCCATTATTTTTAATTACACTCTTACCAATTGGATAAGATACAAACCAAAGATCATTAGGACGACCAAGTTTATAGCGGTAAGTAGGTCCACGAAATATCTTTGTCATTACCACTTAACCTTATCTGCCCAGTATGCTGCCGACATAACACCTTTGTTTATGTTTTTGGCATGACGTGCTTTAAAAGACTGACGTCTTTGTCGGTAAGACTTTGTCTCACCAGATTTTTTTGGAGAGCCAGAAACGCCCTGTTGACCAAACCTAATTGTTTTCACTTGAGAGCCAGACTTGGCTACAACTACATGAGATTTTTTAGGATGTGTCGGTGTTCGCTTTGGTTTATTAAAACCAGATACACCTGCTCTTTTAAGCCTTGGGTCCATTCTTCTTGTACTCTCCAACTTTTCCAAGTATTGATTTGATACGTCCGTCTTTGTTTACACGAACTACCATTCCATTTTTAATTTGCATTGGATTGAAACCATCGTGGCGTTTATATTGCCCCGAAGACATTATTTCTTCTTGCCCATTTTCTTAACCATTGCTTTTTTCATAGCAGGTTTTACTACCATTTTCTTGCCTGACTTTTTGGCTGCTTTCTTTGCCATAGCCATTCCCATTGGGGAATAACTAAATTCTTTTTTGCCTACCATTGGCATTGTTTTCTCCTTTTGTTGTTAGATGAAGAGGGGCTGTTGCCAGCCCCTCTTCGCTGAATTAGGAAGCGATACTTGACTTTGTTTGTAGGACGTAACGTGCTTCCTTGCGGAAGATGTTCCATCCAATTAAAGCCTTCCATCCTGCTGGACGGAAACGCATCAACTTATCAGTTACTGGACCGATAACGGTCTTTGGCTCATATGAAACTGCTTCGATAAGAGCTTGCTTACCAAGAAGAACAGTTGCATAAACCTTTGATGTACCAGATCCTGAAATGGATTCTGCACGAGGTGTTTCGATATAACGAATCTGATCGTAGATTCCGATCTCACCTGTCCATAGGTTACCAACACCAGCTTCGGTGTAGGTATGAGGCAATTGCCATACAGCAGATCCGCTTGATTGTGCTTCTGAACGAAGGTCATAAGACACATCTGGGTGGATAAGTGCTGTGTAGAAACCACCATCACGAGGTGATACGTTAGCACCACGTAGTTTTGCAACACCCTTGCGAGCAAGAGCAGCAGTGATGTATGGTGCAGAAGTAGATGAAGATACGTTCTCTCCGTTGATGGTTGACTCATCAGCAGATGAAGTTCCTGTGTAACGACCAGTTGCAACTGATGTCAACTTGCCCCATACTAATGAGTCAAGTGAATCACGCATGTTGAATGACAACATGTCAGCAACAGCTGGGTCGATTGCAGATAGAGACTCAAGAGCAAGACGCTCAGTTGTAATTACGGAGTTACCGTATTCATCAACAGTAACGTTTACTTTGTTAGTGTTGTTCAACTGTACTGCATCTGGATCTTGTGTCTGGGTTAGTGCTGAAGTAGCACGAGATAGATCTGTGTAGACTTGGAATACAACAGTATTACCAGGGTTTGTCACATCGACAGGACGCTTGTCCGCAAATTTGCGGAACATTGGTTCTGAGCGAAGGTTAAACTCGATATACTTATCATACGCCGTCTGGATCAAGTTCGACAATGTGCTTGTCGTAGTTGACGTTGCGGGTGTAGTAGGCATAATTTCCTTCTATTAGGGTTTGATATGGACTATCAGCGTTTTAAGAAACTGGTTAATTCCTCTGGGCTTGTTGCGTTAGCAATAAGTGAAGAGATATCTTGACCAATACTTGGATCGATATCACCATTCTCAAAGTCTGATATTTGCTCAAAAGATTGAGCGTCAGCGTCTGGTTCATAACCAGCCTCTGATTCATCAACGGCAGTAATTCCAAAAGCCTCGCCGTATTCGGTTAACCATTCAGAAACTGCATCCTCGTCGGCTTCAATCTCCGATGGAATGAACTGAGCGATTTTTGGATTTAGTCCAAAGCTCTCTAGGATTTCTCCTACTGATGCTTCGTGACTATAAGTTTGAAACTCTTGAATAACTTGATCTCTTTCCTTAAGTTCTTTAGAAAGTAGGTCAACTTGCTTTCGTAGTTTCTTTACTAAATCAGTACCATAATCTGAAGAATCATCTTCAAAGTCGTACTCTGTATATTCTGCCATTGCGTTTTCTCCCTATAGTTGATTGGACCCTCATCGGGCTTGCACCACACGTACTCCTCACCAGGGGAAGTGATTCATAGACGTGATGACTACCAGACTTATACACGTTACCTGGGCTGGTCGGTCAGGAACGGAAACTAGTTATACGTCTGCTGTTTTAGATCTACGACCAAGAGATGTCGTATCAATTGCAGACTTCTGCTGGAACATTGCTCTTTCTTGAGATGCAAGTTTCTTCTTCTTAACGGATACATCAGTGCCACCAGCAAGGGCTAACTCTTCACGAGCAATATCTTGCTCGCCTGCGGTTTCACCATATAGACCCATTAAGCGTCTGTAATCTCTTTGTTGTACAGCAGCGGTCTGGAATGCAGATTCTGCTTGACCTGCTTTACCTGCTTTATAAATTTCTTCAGCAAATGCTTTATCAGACATCTGACCTGCACGAAGTGCAGCCCCGCCAATCTCGGCAGAGGTGTACATCTTCTTGGCTTCTTCAGTTGTGTATCTAAATCTAGAATCAATTAAGTTAATTGCTCTATCTTTATCAAGAAGGTATGCTGTTAAATCCTCATTGGTTAATCCATAGTAATCTTTAAGTGCTGTCTTAATACCTTCATCGGCATTATTCAAAGCATTTCTGGCTATGTTAACTCGATCAGTTAATTCTGCTGCGCTTACACCCATAGCAATGAAGTTAGTAAAATCTTCTTGCTGGTCATAGAATCCTGTAGGAAGCCCCGCTTCTCTAAGAATTTCTTCATAAGCTTTTTCTGTTTGAATGTATTCATAAGGTGTAAGAAGCCTATCTCCAGGTCTTCCTTTACCATCAGCCATACGTTTTTTAATTGTTTCATTTGCAGCAAAACGAGTCTTGTAAGCCTCGCTATTATAAATACTATTTAAAACTTGTGCTTCGGTTGGTGCTATGTTATCTCTATAAACTTGATCAACAGTATCCATAAGAGAAGTAATATATGCTTGACCTAATCCAGTATTTTCAAACATTTTCATTACTGAATCACGAGCACCAAAATCTGTGTATGATGATAGCAAAGCACCTTGAGTACCATCAGACATGGTCTCGTATACTTCAACTACACCACCAGTTTTACGTACAGTTTTTTGACCAACAACTTTTGGTTTAGCAGCTTCGGCTGCAGCAGCAGCCTGCATATTAGCAATCTGTTGTGTAAGTAATGCTATTTGATCTAATACTGCTTTATTGGCTGCGTCAGTTGTTGCGCCAGCAACTGGTCCGCCACCTGTACCAGTTCCCGCTCCTGCGCCCCCACCTGTATTTGTGCCACCACCTGTACCACCAGTTGATGTTGATGGAGGTAATCCATTTTCTATACGCTTTTTTTCAGTTGCAGCATTGATTGCTTGACCAATAGAAACACCAGTTAGTCCTTGTGCTCGAGCATCAGAAATAACTTTTTGATATTCAGTATCAGTTAAATTAGATTGTGCGCTCCAAGAATCTCCATAATATCCTGCTTTATTAACACCACCACGAGATTCATAATATTGTTGTGGTGTCATATTATTAGAAGCAGCATTAGCTGCTATTACTTCTTTAGTGGTTGCATCTAAATTTTTATAAGAAACTGCAGTAAATCCTGGATCTACGTTTGGTTGAGTAACAGCAGTAGGTGTTGGAGTAACATTCATTTTAGATAAAGGATTATAAGATTCTGATGCTTTATCTGCCTCTAATGCTCCTCGAAGATTACCAACAGTTCTTGCCCAGTTTGCTGCGTCTAATGCACTCATGCTAGAAACCCATGATCTCTAAGAATTATTTGACCAATACCTGTTTTTTCTTGTTTAGCCTGTTCTGTAAAATCAAAGTCTGGATGGCGTCTAGCCAATTTCTTTGTACTGTAAAGATTCATAGGTTTGATATTTCCTTTATCGTCTGTATAGTTAAGAGCTTGTTGGACAATATCGTTGTTAAGATCTAATGACTTAACATCCATTTCTAAAGTATTAGCAATAGTATTTAAATGTGAATCTGCAGCTTGGCGTAATGTTTCACCACGCATTATTCGATCTCCCAATCCAGGAAATAACGATATAGCACGTTGCTCTAATTCATTATCAACATCTTCTGGATTTAAGGTTCCAGCAACTAATCCTCTGATTGTTGACTCGAACCATTTTTTAAATCCTTCATTTGAACTGGTTGCTGGATAACCATATTCATATGCTCTTTCATACAAAGCTTGAGCCATAGTCTCAAGCTGTCCATCAAGATCGTAAAGAATTTTACCATTACTTTCAAAAGTATTTGTTTTATCAAACTTAATAGAATCAGCCATCAATTTATTTAAATAAGCTTGATCGTATCTAACAACTTTGCCATCTTGAATAACAGCTTGTTGCATCATTTGTTCTGCATATTTAATTGCATCTGTAGCAGAAATGGATAAACCGTTTTGCGCCCATTTTTTTACAATCTCACTTGCGTTTAATTGTAAGTCGGCAGCAAATTGACCAGGATTAGTTTGTTTAAAGAATGCATATTTGCGTTGAGTATCTGTTTGGTTCTTATACCAACTAGTGTTTTGGATAATCTGGGTTTGTAGTTCTGGATCTGTAATCATAGTTCCACTACCATCAAGCCCAAGTATTTTATTCAATGCATCTTGAAGAGACTTATCTGAATTAATAACAGCAGCAGCCACACCAAATTTAGCAGCAAGTTGTTCTGGTGAAAACTTATCCATTTGGCTTGCGCCAGTAGATGAGATACCTGTATTAACAACCGAAGTACTACCAGGTGAATAACTGGTAGTAGTACCACTTACAACACCAGTGCTTGTACTGGTAGCTGTACCACCAGTAGCAGGTGGTGTTTTTGTTTTGCCTGGAATTTGAATTGTTGCACCAGCCCTAATTACATTAGGATTGGTAATAGATGGATTAGCATCCATAATCTTTTTAACTGTGGTGTTATTAGCTTTTGCTATACCGCTAAGGGTGTCACCTTTTTTAATTTTGTACGACACTAGCTCACCACATTTCCAATAGTGTTTCTGTCAGTTAACAGACTGCTAACTATCTTTAATACATTCTTAGCAGCAAATGATTCTGCAAAGTCTGGTTGGCTGCGAGCAAAGTTACGAGCAAACATGGTTGGATCAAATCCAGTTGTTTGAGTTCCTTTGGTGGTTGTTTGACCTAATTCAAAACCCTTACCGCCAGGAGCAGTAGTTGTAGTTCCTTCAAATATACCTGGTTCTTTTTTAGCAGCAACATTCATTGCAGTTGTTCCTGCTGCTATTTCAGCAGCAGATGCAGTACGACCAAGTTCTTGTTCCATTGTATCTGAAACTATTTGTGCTGCACTAGATGGGCTATATTGAGTTACACGCTCATCACGTTGCTTTTGAGTTCCATACTTTTTGGTAGCACCTTGATAATCTGATGGATCTAAAACATCTAAGTAATCTTCTGGGTTAGAACTTACCGCACCAACTGTTTGTGTCCAGTCAACTGCATCTCCCCATACTTTTTGGGCTGCAGATTTAGGCACACCTCTTGCTGCAAGTT